TCGTCATCGGTTTTGAAGAAGAGTTTGAGCGCGGTGTAGTAATGACAACCGCTGCGTATAATATACTGAACGAAGCCGAACCTGACTTCGCGCTCTACGCCATAGATGCAGCGGTAGATATGCTGATGCAAAGGCGTGACCAAATTGAAAAGAGGGAATTGCACTGATGAAGTTTCAAACATTGTACAAGATTGGGTTTACCGATCTCGTGTCCGTTATCCCACCGAACGCCGAGTTGTCGGCCATGTCCAAAATCCAAGCGGATCAGGCAGGCAAAGCGCCAGGTCGGCTGAATGCACAAGGCACATGGGGTGGCTACGGCTGGCAGGACTACACGCCGACAGCCAATGACGTTGAGCGGTGGGATCGCAGCCATGCTAATATTGGCTTGAAGGCCAGCAAATATCCTGCGGTTGACATTGATGTTGTTAACGAGGGGCTGGCTAGGGTCATTGGCGATATGGCGGTGAAGGCATTGGGCAAAGCCCCGATGCGTATTGGTCGTTACCCCAAGCGGCTGCTGATGTATCGCACCGACGATAAGATCGGCCGGATGCAAGTGCGGTTCCGTGACGGCATGGGTGTTGAGCAGCTTGTAGAGTTTCTAGGAGACGGGCAGCAATACGTCATCGCCGGTATACATCCTATCACTAAGGAACCTTACAGTCTTGATGTGGACTTGGAGGTACGTGGCCCTGCCGGGTTGAAGCTGGTCACGCGGGAGAAGATTGAGAAGTTCTTTGCCGACCTGACAGAGACGTTGGAGATGATGGGCTGCGTTATTATCCATGCGGATAAGACGGCGCAGAAGGCAGTCGAGCGGCAGTCGGTAGATCAGGCGTCACTTACTGCGCCAAGCGTGACCCATGTGGCCGCTGCGGTAGCTTCTATCCCGAACAAGACCGAGCACTTCCCCGACCGTGATGATTATATCCGTATGGGTTACGCCATCAAGGCTGCGTGTGGCCCAGACCATGAGCCGGATGCGTTTGAGATATTCGCATCATGGGCCGAGCGTTGGGAAGACGGCGTTAACTCGCTCGATACTATCGAAGCAGACTTCGGCCGTATGCACCCGCCCTATGAATTAGGTTGGGACTGGCTGGCGGGTAAGGCTGCGGCTTTCGGCTACAAGCGCGAGGTCGATGAGTTCGAGGTGTCGGACTTTGATGATGAAGACTTCGGCATGGTGGCGTCTGCGGGTGAAACGCCGATAGAGTATAGCGACATCGCATTGGCGCAGCGCGTTGCACGTCTACACGTTTCGGATATTCGATACGTTGTTGGCGGCATGGGCTGGGTGGCATGGGACGGCAACAAGTGGGCGAAGGACGTAGCCAACAAGCACTTGTCCATCGTGCGCAAGGTCTGCGCGAACGCATCGGCTGAAGCCTTGGACAAGATCGAAAGCCCGCAAAAGGCGGAGCGTATCGCGCAGCGTGTGGCGTCATACAATGTCATCGCCAACGTAGCCAAGCTGGCGGCAGTCGAGCCGTCCATGCAAGCAACCACCGAGCAGCTAGACGCCGACATCTATATCCTCAACACCAGGTCGGGGATGGTGGACTTGAAGACAGGCGTTCTGTTCGCGCATGATCGTTCTCGCATGTGCACAAAATGCACATCGGTTGAGGCGGACTTCAGCAAGCCAGCGCCGCAGTGGCAAGCGTTTCTGAATGAAGCGTGCAACGGTGATAGCGAGATGATCTCTTACCTTCAAAGGTTGGCTGGCTATTCGGCCACGGGTAGCACCAAAGAGCATGTGCTAGCCTTCGCACACGGCTCCGGCGGCAATGGCAAAGGGACGTTCCTTGGAGCGGTAGGAAACATCCTTGGCGATTATGCCACCGTGGCCAGTGCGGACGTGTTCCTTGCGTCTAACAATCAGCGTCACCCTACAGAGTTGGCGTCGTTGATGGGGGCAAGGTTGGTTCACGCGCAGGAGATTGACCCGTCGCGCAAGTGGGACGAGGCCAAGGTGAAGGCGCTAACTGGCGGAGACAAGATCAGTGCGCGGTTCATGCGTCAGGATTTGTTTGAGTTCAATCCGCAGTTCACGCTGGTCATTGCGGGCAATACAAAGCCAGAGATAACTAATGTGGATGACGCCATGCGGCGTCGTATGCACCTCATACCCTTTGATACTAAGCCTGTCCGTAAGGACGTGGACTTGCCGGATAAGCTGAAAGAGGAATACCCAGCCATCTTGGCGTGGGTTATCGAAGGCGCTAAGGCTTGGCTTGCTGAAGGGTTGAACCCGCCAAAGGTAGTGATCGAAGCTACCGACGAATACCTTGCTGGCGAGGATGGCCTGGGGCGTTGGATAGCAGAGCGTTGCGTGGCTGGGACTGACAACGAGATGACCACCAACGAAGCGTTCAATGACTTTCGTGATTGGTGCAAGGATAACAACGAGGCCAAGGGCCGTGAATGGTCGCAGCGTAAGTTTAACGGAGAGATGAAGACCCACGGCTATGATGCCACAAGGGATCGGGCGACACGAACGAAGCGTGTGTTCCGTGGTCTTGAGCTTCTCATTGGCGATGCAGACCACATGATTATCAACGCTATGATTGATGAAGGGTCGGACGATTTCTTTGGCGTGCAGATTAACTTCAAAGCAAGTGAAGGGGATGAGTAATGTATAGTAACGAAGAAAGATTGAGGAACTGGGCGTCAAGCCCAGACATCATCGGGGCCATCCACCTAGATGCGGCGCTGTATGGCGTTCCAGAAAAGGAGATGACTAAGATGAAGATTGTCGGGCTGTCTAGGTCGCTCAACGCGGCTCACTCAAAAATCGTCAAGGCTCATTTAAAAATCCGTAAGTTGGAAAAAGAAAATGCGTTGATGAAAAAGGAACTGGAGAAGGACAAGGCCTAATGTATGGGAATGATTTTATGCTCTATAAGGAAGTGAGGGATGCGCTCAATGCCGAGGTGGTTGAGGCGGTCGATATGGTTAATGACCCCTCGCACTATAAGTCTGGTGGCATCGAGGCCATCGAAGGGATCGAAGCGTCGATGGGGCCAGAGGCATACGCAGGATATTTGAAAGGGAATATCATGAAATATATGTGGCGCTATGAAAGAAAAGGGAAGCCGATTGAGGACTTGAAAAAGGCTCAATGGTATCTTGGTCGGCTGATAGCTGCTCTGGAATAAATGGTCAGCCGGGGTCAAAATGTGCACATATAAGTGAGCATGTGTGGCTGACAGGTTTACGCGAACGTAAAGCAGACTAAGAGGGGCTTCGGCCCCTTTTTTCAAATCCGTGCACGGTTTGAGAGAGTCCGTGCATGGTTGGTGCACGGTTGAGGGCCAGATAAAATGGCTGAAATCTAACGATGTGCACGGAGTGCACGGTTTAAAAAAGTTAATTGGCTCTAATATAAGTAACAGTGTTGAATGTGGTCAAATAGCAATGTTACTTATTAATGGGGACTAATACGCCGACAAACCGTGCACTCCGTGCACATTGGCGGAAATGCGTGCTTAAACCTGGCCCTAAACCTGGCCCGAACCATGCACGGATTTTTCAAACCGTGCACGGATGGCAGTTTTGCGTTAATCGTCGTCAAAAACACCCGGCAAGTCGTCCGCATCGAGGTTATGAGAGCCGACTTGCTTGGGTGGTGTGATGTCGATGTCGATGATGGTGTCGTCTTGTGCGTCATGGGCTTCATGAGGATTTGATGACGCCAAGTTTAGCTGCTTCAGTGCATCAAGATGCAGTTGGTTTACGTTCACTTGAATTGCTGTGGTCGGCTTGGCTTGGAACCTGTCAGGGTTCGTCACTCCCGCCAGCCATTTGCGCGTCTCGATCTTGAGCCGGTCGGCGTTGGCAGAGTTGTTGTCCGAGGCATCGGCAATGTCCAGACATTCATCCGCCCATTGATCGGCAGCGATTGACCTGGCCTGCTTGAACCGCTCCTCTCTATCTAGGTCTTTGCGTATCCAATGGTAGAGGGATAGATTGCTGATGTTCAGTTCACGGGCAAGGCCAGCCATTGTCAGGCCAGATGCAATCTTCTCCAATAGAACAGTCTCGCCAACCTTATCCAAGTTCGATGCAATCGTGCGGCGTTTTATATGTCCAGCCATTAAATCATTTCCTCTCTATATGTGATAACTCCACACACTAGCCAAACAGATACGGCCAAGGCCGAGGCAAGGGTGGTGATAGAATACGGCAAGCGCCAATCAATCTCTATTATGTAGGTAACAGGTATGACCAGCAAGGCGAGAATAGAGCAAGGGGCCAGCATGAGGCCGAATGTTATCGGTAATCCTGCCAGCCACCAGACAATAGAACGCCATGTCATAGCCTATATGCCTCTATTAGCCCGTATAAAGCCCATAGAGAGGCATAGAGGGCGATTGCTAGGTTACGGTCACGATTATAGCTAGGCATGCTCCAGACCCCTTAGAAACGTCTCTAAGAGGATAGAGACTGTAGCGGGCACTGGTCGGCCCCCTTGTTCATAGTATCGGATCGACCTTTCGGACAGCCCTATCTTATCGGCAAGGCCAGCTTGCGTCAGGTTCAGCCTGTCGCGTGTTGCTTTAAATTCTTCGCTTGTCATTTGCTTTGCTCCTTATCTCCAGCCCACGGGCATCCAGTGCGGCGCGGAGTTTGGCGGCATATTCAGCCACGGTTTCACAATAGGTGTTATCATTGTCGCATTCTCTAATGGCATCCACTAACGCTTTTTGTTCAATGTCGGTCATGTCTCATCCTTTAATGCTGCTTCGGCATCTTCAATTAATTCTATTGGGGGCCAGCGTAGATAGGCCACATGGTCGGCGGTTATCACGCCAAGGGATTCGAGATACTCCATCAAGCGATAGGCCAAGGTAGCCTCTGCGCGTTCGGTGTATCTGTCGGGCAATGCGTCATCATCAGTCATTTGCTTTTTCCTTTTCTTTGCGGCGCTCCGCCCAAGTTTTCCCATCCAAGCCACGAAGGGGCCAAGCACTGTCAGATGATACGCGATGATTGCGGTTTAAGGGCGCGGCCTGTGCTGGTATCTTAATCATTTGCTTTTCCCTATGTTTATAACGTCAAGTTGCGCTTGCACATTGTTAGCTTCTGCCCGCCATTCGTAAACTTGCGATTGCAGTGATACTGTTTCTTCAATCCACTTGTCGCGGCTGTCGCTTAGTTCGTCGATTAGCTTTTTGGCGTCTTCTAACTCGGCCTCGACGTTCAGCAATTCGCTCAGGCGTTCGGCCAGAACAACAGCCAATTCGTGATTGCGGTCTAATGCTACGCCGACTAACTCGCCATCCGATAGCATGCGCAAATAGTTGCGGTCTTGGGTCATATTGTCTCGCTCCTTTATTGGCACTAGCGCCAGCCTCGGCGCGGATTGCTCCGCGCTCTGGGGGTGGTAGTTAAAGCCCATGCTCAAGCCCTATGTGATAGCCGCATTTCTTAACGTCTATGCCGCGATACAACATGCCGCGCTTGATAAAGTCAAAGCGCCACTTGGCTTGCCGTTGCCTAAGCTTGGGCCAAGCTATCTGTCGACCGTCCGCTAGTATGGCCCATGCC